TGGATGTTTCAATCCAAAAACAACGAGCTGTTTTCTAAAATCAGATGTTCCATATACATCTTGTTCATATCGCATATGAAAACTTAATCTAGCATTGGAACCTTTGCTAAGTTTGTCATTTAGGTCTCTCATATCATCATTAATACTGAGATTATTGCCAGTAGCACTTGAACTAGAACCTAGTGATCTAGCATTATCATTAAGTTTATCAGAAGTAGATCCAGTTCCAGTAGGACTAAAAGTAGATGTTTCGACACCTGGTTGGCCTGATTTAGCAGATACATATGCGAGAACCAAAGATAACATATATTCTCTTAAACCAATTTTGATTTCCAATTGACTCATATTATAATATATAATAAGTTAGAAAAAAATATTATAATTTAAAATGAAATAATAAATTCTATATATTCATTTAACTATTGACAATAATATATTATTTTTTATAATATTTATTTTTTTTAATATTTAACAGTTATATTTTATAGTACAACTTTAATTATTAAATTAATTAATGAGTTATAATTAATTAATTTAAATATTATATTAAATTAATTAATATTATGGATAAATTAAATCATGATATAATTACTACAATTATAAACAAAAATATTGACCTATTTACATTTATAAATATCGATTCAAAATATTTAAAAAATGATATAATATTTACAGATAAATATTATTCAGCATTAAAGCGTGCATATAAAAGGAACAGTATAAAATATCATCCAGATAAATGTATAAATGCATCAGAAATAGAAAAAGCAGATCTAGAATATAATTTTAATCTAAATCAAATAGTATACAGTATATTATCAAGTAAAGAAAACCATGATGAATATATTGAATGTAAAAGACTATTATCAATTAAGTCGCATCAGAATTTAAAATCATCATTTGAAGATGCATTATCAAACAACGACATTAAAAATTTAATAAAAGAGTCGAATGGTGGTAAATCTTATAAAGAATTGGCAGCGGAGAAAGATAGACTGCATGGGATAGATAAAACACTTGACAGCAAAAATGTATCAAAACTATATAATAATATGTTGTCTGAAAGAGAGAATGTATATAGAGATATTGTAAAAAACACAAAAAAATTAGATGTAAATAATGGTGGCTCTTTTACTGAAACATTCAATGAATTATTTAATGGTAAAGTAGATAGTTCAGCCAATGAAAAAAATTCAGATTCAAGTTGTATGGAAATTCAAGCATTCAATGAAACAAGCAATGCATTAACAACAACTACTTTTGATTTCCAGAAATTCAATTATAGTGATCTTTATGTTTCAAATACAAATGATTATGAAGAATCATTTAAATTATTGAGTACAAATATACCATCAAAATTTGAAGATAAACTATCATTAGACGAAAAAATTAAATTATATGAAAGAAATACAAATGAACTTGCAAATATGATAATGAATAATTCAAAAAAACCATAAAAATATTAGATCTCAAATGATTTTTCAACTGATTGATCGTCAGATGATATTGGTTTAACATTATTATTTTTAAAAAAATCATTAGTAATATCGAATGAGGTATTAATCATAGAATTTTTAATATCATCAGAAACATCAATATCTAAAAAATTTGCGAATTTATTTTCTAACATAATTGTTCTATCCATATATAATTTATTAGTAGCCAATAATTTACTATTAAAAGCAATCATCAATATGTCAATCATATATGAAATTATTTTATCATATTTATTATTCATATCAAATAAATTTTTTATATCATCGGTATTTTTTGTTGTAGTTAAACAAATTCCAATAACAGTGTCAATCTCATGTGTTGGTATAATTTCTATAGGATAGTTATTTATCAATCCACCATCTAAATAATAATTACCATTTATTTTTAAGGGTGTATAAACGAATGGTACTCTTGAAGTCGCCATCATTCCATCTACAATTAAATTATTAGGCGTGTTTATATAATTCCAGTATTCTATTGTTTGAGATGTAAAATTAGTAGTTGCGACAGTTAATTTTATATTTGTTAATTCATATAATTCCAAAAATGTTATATTAGATTTATTATTAAATTTGTATTCTATTAAATCAACAATAAATTTTTTGATTTCATTACCATCAGATAAACCGAAATTTAATAATAAATCGTCTAATGTTTCTGTTTCTAAAGATGGGAACAATTTATTAAAATCATATTTAAGCAAAATAGTGGTGATTTCATCTATTGAGTATCCGATATTCATACACAACGAGATGATTGCACCAGCACTTGTTCCAATATAATGTTTAATTTGATTAATATCGATATAATTATACATAGATTTAAAAAATCCAATAAGACATATAGCTTTAATACCACCACCACTGAAACACAATGTATTTACTTTAGAAATATCCATTATATATAAAATAATATCAATATTATTTTATATTATAATTATATCATGCTAAATATCAAAGAATTACAAAAATTAAACAAAAAGAGAGAAGAACTTAAATTAGAACCATATAAAAAAATTTTTACAGTTATATGTAGTAAAATTGACGAATCAGCAAAAATTTTAGCTAGAAATTATTGTATTTATCAAGTGCCCGAACTTGTTTTTGGATACTCGTCCTATAATATTAATGATTGTTGTATTTGGCTAAAAAATGAATTATTAAATCAAGGTGTTGTTTCAGTTGATATTATGGAACATAATATATTGGTAATTAAATGGTAAGTTAGCCTGATTTCAAAAAATGTATTATTAAAATTATCAATAAACCTACCAATATAGATGATACAAGATCTTTATCTTTATTAACAATTTTATTAAAATTATTACCAATATTACTAAAAAAATCCAATAAAGTTTTAAGACCATAATTATATGACATTCCTCTATTAAATGAAAATTTTTTATATAAATTTTTTAGACATTCATCACACACAGTAATATGTTCCATTATACGAATACATTTATCATCTTGATTAAATTTTTCAATAATATTATTTTTTTCTGATTGGACTGAAATTTTTTCAATATTTTTATCATTATTATTTTCAACATTAATATTGTTATGTGGTAATTTGAAGTCATCATAATAATTATCACTAATATTATTTTTGTGTATAATGGATGGACTATAAGATGGACAAATAAGATTATTTTGTCTAAAAATATTATTATTAATATTGTTCCTTCTCATATTAGGCCAAGCTTCTTCCAAAGAACAGTACATTTTTGTATAACAAAGGATAATATAATATATTTGAATAAAAATGTTATTTATTATAATTTATAATTAATTTTTTATTATATAATATATATAATATTGCATATGAATTCTATATTGTATATTATTGTTATTATAGCACTCTTTTTGAATATGTTTTATCCTAAATATATTTTAAAATTAAAACCACTATTTACCTCTCAAATTATTAATACAATCATATTCTTTCTTATATCTTATCATTCTAATAGTGATGTTCCATTATCAATATTAATGGCTGTCTTATTTATTAGTACTATCAATATAATTAATGAAGGAGAATTTAAAGAAACATTTCAACAAACTAAACAAATTAAAGAAATAGAACATTTTACTTCACAAGTTTCTAACTGAAAATAAATATTAAAAATATAATAAATAATATTATAATTATTTATTATAGATTTATTAAATGCGTAATAATTATTAAAATTCTTTCATTCATAATATTAAATCATAAATGAATTCTCAAATGAATAAAAAAGCAATTACAAGTACTGATTATAATTTTAGTCTTCTTGCTGATCCTAATAAAGTTAAACAAGAAAATAAAACGATTACTGTAAAATCATTCCAAGATAAAACTCATAATAATGATTCCGATTCTGCCAAAAGTAATCTTTTAGAATTAGACGAAGAAGCGTCTGATATGAATTTTGCAGATATTAAATCAGAACGAAATTCAAATTGTTCATCAAAATCTTCAAGATCTTCAAGATCATCTAATTCGTCTAATTCGAGTAAGAGAAGAGCGCGATTTAATAATATTCGTGAAGAAGTTAGAACAAGTAGATCTGAAGAATATCAAAATAATGGTTCAAATAAACCGAACCCAAAAAATGTCGTTAATTACATTCATGACAATGACGACTATGATAGTTTAGATGAAAACGCTCAAAAAATTAAAAGAATGGATAAATTTACTCAATTAATGCATTTAAAAAAAAATGGATGTGAATTATCTAAATCCTATAATATTAATTCTGATTATTGGGAAATGTGTGCTGAAATTAGATTTCATACCGATTTACGAAATAAACAACAAGGCGTTGAACTCGCTAAAGATGGTCTTGTCTGGACTTGTACTGCTATAGAATTTATGAACGAAAAATTTGATCCATTCAGTATTAATTTAAAAGGATGGTCCGATCATGTTAAACTTTCTAAAGATAACTATACTGATGTATTTAATGAACTATATGAAAAATATAAAGGTTCTGGAAGAAAAATTGAACCTGAAGTTAAATTACTTCTTATGCTTGGAGCATCTGCAGCAACTTTTCATGTTAGTAGATCTTTAGCCAAAAGTGCTGGACTAGAAAGTATTTTAAAAGACAATCCAGAACTTTTAGCTAAACTCGAATCTAATATCAGTAGCAAAATAAATGGTCCACCACAAAAATCTCCTGAAGAAATTAAAAAAGAAATGCAATTTAAAATGTATCAACAAATGATGAATGAAAGAAATCAACAAGCACAACAACCATCTCAACCATCACAACAACAACAACAACAACGACCACAACAACAGCAATCACAACAACAGCAACCATTTCTTAGACCAACACAACAACAACAACAACAACAACGACCATTACAACAACAACAACAACAACAACAACAAATGCCATTACAATTTTCAAAACCGCCTTTACATAATGGTCCAATAACAAATAATACATCTATAAATGGTCTAAAAAACAGTATATTAAATAAATTAAGAAATGCGGAATTGAGTTCAAATGCGAACATAAACAAAATCACAGTACCATTAAATGATGAAGATGCGAGTTTGAGTGTATCGAGTGTAAATTCAAAAGCCAGAGTATCTGTGACTGAAAATATTGATTCAAATAGTGATTCGATGTCAAGTATTAATTCAGAAGATCTCAACATAACGACAAAAAGACGAAACCGAATTACTGTTGCATCAAGTTAATAAATGAAAAATAAAATCTAAATATTTATTTTATATATTTAGATTTTGATCTTGAACTATCCTTCAATTAAACTATATATAAACAGAAATGACACATAATAATATTATTTAAAAGGATGAATTCTAACGAATTAGATAATAATAAATATTCGATAGTATCAAATAAGACAGAAATAACAGTAAAAAAGAATACAAGAATAGAATTAGACACTTTAACATCTATTAAACCAGTAGAAACAAGTATAATGAATTATAATAAAATGAATGATATGAGTTCAATAGATGAAGAGATCGATCTAACTGAAAACGAAGACAGCAATAATATAAATATAGAAAGTTTGAATGACAATATAAAACAACCAAAAAAGAGAGGTAGAAAACCAAAAGTAATACCAATAGTTGAGGAGACAAAAGATCCACCTGAAATAAAAAAAAGAGGTAGGAAACCAACATGTAAGATATTAAATAAAAGTGATTTAATAAATATCAAGAGGGAAACAATGGATGAATGTTTAATAGTTCAATTACCCATATGTAAGAATGAACTTGATAAAATTATATTAGATACAGAATTGAAGAGAAAGACAGAAAAGAAAGAAGAAACATTAAAAGATGACACAAAAAATATAAATAATTTAATAGATCGTAAAGAATTAGTAAAAAAGAGTATAGATTTTGAAGAAAAACAGATAGTTATACCTGAAACAAATATTTCGTTTAATATAGTTGATAAATGTTCTAATTGTGATAAATTAAAAAAAACAATAGATGAGATCGAAACAAAATACCATATATATAAAATAAATAATACAGACAAAGAGATTTACAATATTTCAATTAAACTTGAGGATTACTATAATAATACTGATATATGGTCTGTTGAAAAATATTCTAATATGTGTTGTTGGTGGTGTTGTCATAAATTTGATACATTGGCGATTGGATTACCAGAGAAATATAATGATGGAGTTTTCAAAGTAATTGGTTATTATTGTTCTTTCGAATGTGCTTTAGCATATAATTTATCATTGAATGATCATAAATTATGGGAACGAACATCACTATTATATTATTTGAGGAACTTAATATTCAAAGGGATGTATCCAAATAATGATATATCAACAATGAATGATATAATTGCAGCGAGTCCGAGATTTTTATTGAAAATGTTTGGTGGTTATTTAACGATTGAGGAATTTAGAGAAAAATCAACATTATTAAAAAAACAATACAGAAATATTGTTCCACCAATTATATCTATCGTCTCTCAACTTGAAGAGTCCACTTATTCTCAAGAACAAAATATTGTAATTAAACCAATTAAAAATAAAATTATAGATAATAGAAATGTTGAATTAGTACTTAAACGAAACAAACCAATTGCTAACAAATCGTCACTCATGTCAAGTATGGGAATTAAATTCAATCAATAATAATTATCAAATTTATTATTTATATATATAATATTATATATATATATAATGAACAATAAACAATTATACACTGCCTCTGGTCAATTTATTCAAAATAATTGTAGAGAAAATTTTAATCAAGTGTCCTCAGCACAATTTAAAAGTAATAATACATCTCAAAATATAGTTGTGAATGATAATAAATGTCTAAAATTTTGTGGAGAAGTAGGCAAATATTTGTGTATGAAACCATTTACTCACTCTCACGATGAAAATATTAATGGAACAATTGTTAAAATACAATATAAACCAAATTGTGGACATTGTGTTAGTCGTCCTGATGTTTATTATGTTGAACAAAATGTATTTAATCTAATTGCAAACAGCACTCCATTCAATATAAATTTATAGTTTTAATTTAATTCTAATCTGATTTATTTCTTTTTTTTCTTCTTTTTTTTGGTTCAGATGATGCTATTTCTTTATTTTTATCATTATCTTTATTTTTTTTGTTAGCTTTTTTGATTGCTTTTTTATTTGCTATTTCTTCTAATTCTTTAATATTATCGAGATAATAAAATCCTTGTAACAGACAATCTGAAAGATCATCTTGTTTTTTGAATGTATTAAAATATTCTAACCATATAGTTTCACTATTATTTTTCAAATATTCAGTTACTACAACAATTGCCTTATCCTTTGTTGCATTATACACATCCTTCTCAGTTTCACCAATTAATTCTTCAGCATATTTTTTCAATTTATTACTGGGTGAGATATAATTTATTGTTTTTACTATTTTTGCATCTACTTTACACCTTAATAACATCCACATATAAATACAATCTGCTACTGCTTTCATACGAGGATTTTTCATAGATGGTTGATTTTCTAGAGCGACAGCTTCAACATTTTCTGATTGGATTAGAGGTAAAACGATTTCATCTAATTTAGTAACAATAGCTAATCTAAGATCATCAATATCAACATTTAAACAATTAATATGTTTCACACTAGACAATTCAGACAATGAATTATTGGTAGATTTGAGAGTATCATAATATGGTAAATGTTTTTCACACATAAAAATTGTTTTATCGATATAATTACATGACTTAATAACTTCTTTTTTACATGTAGAGATATAACAATGTTCAGGATCTTTAATTAGATTGATAATTTTCCATGACAAAATTTTTTTATTAGGATTAAGATTATAATCTAGTTGTTCAATTATAGCGAATGCGAGATTTTTAATACCGATGTCAAATGATATTAATTTCATGAATTATATGATAATATTTAAATGATATTTATACTTTATAATGAATTAAAAAATTGATATTTTTTATGTTAATGATTTAAATAAATATATATAAGAATATATATATAAAATGGACTTAATGAAGATTGTTAGAATACCAGTACATATTCCATATGAAATGTTATCACATTCGTCAATGCCGATTACCAATTATTCTACCAATATTACTGTAAATAATATTAATTTAAATGAAAGTACATTTAATGTCAGCGTCCAAAATGAGATACAATATATTGATAATGTTGTATTACAATTAGATGAATTACCATCAAATATGAGTATATCAACAATATCAGTGACTGGAAAAATAAATTGTAAGATGATATTAGAAAACATAGATAAATACATTAAATTATCAGATGATGGCATATTATCAGTAAAATATGGAGGAAAAATTCGTTCATTAGAGAAGAAACTAAAAAGCAGAAAGAAAAAAGATATCAGATGTTTTGAAAATCAATTAACAATGGAAGTCAGAGTTAATGGAGATAAAAAAATCAATGTAAAAATATTTAAAAATGGTTCGTTTCAAATGACTGGTTGTAAATCTATCAAAGACTGTAATATTGTATTGAATAGATTTATTAATAAATTATCAAATGT